ATGTATATAAGAACTAGATTTAATTACGGTTCCGTAGTTTTAGATGAACGCGGAAACAGTTCTTCGAACACAAGAACAACTATTGGTGCTCTCCTTAAGAATGGAGAACTACTGTTTAGGCGGTTCGGCGGATGTATCGAAGCCCGAGAACCTGAAATGAAATTTGTGAAACTCACAGAAATCATTTCTGTAAACTTCACTGACGATGAAATGAACAATTGGGAAGATGTTCCTTTTGAGCACTACGTGGTTGGAGTGTATATGAACGACTGTTTTTATGTTGCATTGTTCGATAATGCAATAAAGAGCCATCCATATACTCCACAAAAGAAACCCACCACGAAGAATAACGTTATTTCCTTATTAAATAGACGGTTAGACAACTAGCTCATTATTAATAGTAAAGGGTACTAGTCTATTTCCAGCTCGCCACTCGCGGTATTTTTGAAAGATCAGCTGCTCACGCATCGACTTCGCCGCGAGGACTTGCTCCAAATCTCGGCGGGTCGTTGCACGAACGGTGTTGTCAGCCAATATCCAATCGACGGTGGTTTCTGCATCGATGCTTTCTGAGGTGGCAGTGGCAATCGCTCGGCGTATGCGAGGTTCATCCCGCGTTACATCCACTTGCCACATGACCCCATGAACTTCGATATTGCTCTCGATAAGCTCATCTCGATAGCGCTTGGCCAACTCTTCATGAAAAGCGGCAACTTCTTCTTGAGGACGTGGCGAACTGTGATAAGTACGCAGCACCGTCAAAGCCTCATCGTCATACGCTTCATCATAGTGATTGGCCACAATGAAATAACGCTCATCGTTACGGGCCTCTTCAATTTCATAAAACGCACGACGCACTGAAAGGTCAATTTCAGGCTTAGCCGGTTCTGGGTCCAGCTCATTAACATTACCTGGCTTGCCTTGCCACTGGGAATAATCCACAACCCACTGCAGATACAAATCATGGGAGTAGTAAAACTCCTCCCATTCGATCGCACGCTGCAGTTCTGTGCGCACCACGTCCCACGGTTTACGTTCACCACGGCGCTGCTCAACATCCTGATATGTCACTTTGTCTGGCTGATTGAGAACAATCACCGTGTAGCTTTCAACAATAGGAGAGCTTTCGCCCTCCTCGTTCGGCTCGGTGTAACCAATCACCCTTTCACGCACATCTTTGGAGTAGTGATGGCGAATATTCTCATCTACAACAGACAAGGATGTGTAATCGGTATCAATGATCATAAGTCTACTCCCACTACTTGTTTACCCGCACCGGCTTGGTTTTTGGTGTAACCATAAGGCATGGCCAGCTCATCAGTGCCATACAAACAAGTATCACCATTTTCGTTGTTGAAAGTACCTACCCCATCAATCATTCTGATTGTGGAATCATCGCTCCAGCCATTGTTAACGACTTTAAAGTAAGTTTGTCCGTCAGTTAGGGATATCACATCCCCACCCATACCTACGTGCATAGCTCCAAGTACAGTAGCATTGGCCGTTAACGCTTTAACGCAGCGCATAAGTAGTCCGGCGACACCATACGCCGAAGAAGACTCTGCTCTGAACGTCTCCCCTACTGCCACAGAGACACTGCCTCCAGACCATACCTTATCTGGGGTTCTCCAGTTTGTATCGAAGATCAACTCATTCCACAAGAAGTTCAACGTGGCCTGTTGGTTGTTGCTTGCTTGGTGACAAAGAGCCTTAACCGCTGGGCTGTTGTTGGTAGGCGCTGTAAGAGTTAGAGGGTTGTGAGATGCCCTACGGCCGACTGAATTGTCAATGATCAAAGATGCAGAATGAATACTGAATCTGGTTAAAGCAAAACGATAAGCCAGATCATCGGTTTTGTCACTTACGCCAACCTTGCCAGTCAAAGATTCTTGAAGTAACACGCCCCAATCAATGTCACGTCCGTAACCACTAGTAGCCCACACATCACCAATTCCATCTGAACCATTTAACACGGGCTTGTTAACCGAACTCTTGGTTTGTTTAGCAAATGCTGTGTAGTTAAGCGCAACAACACCACCTGTAAGCAGCCCTGAAGTTGTAGTATTAGTTGTAGTGTCAATAATTCTATTAATGAAAACCCAACCACCGCTTGTTGCGCTGTCTTGATGAACTGATGGTGCTGTAGACACAAGTGACTTTCTAGTAAGTGGGTAATTTTTACTAGTTCCATCAGGAATAACAGGAATCCATCCACCCATCCACCCATTAGCAAGATCAGGGATAGAAAGAATGCTCTCAGTAGGACCAACAACATCAAGAGCTGTGAAGTTACCCGAGACGGATAGGTCGGTTTCAGTTGTAAGTACGACATGGGTAACTAATTCACAGTTTGTAATAGCATCAACAGATACCCATCCACTTACACCAGGGTTTTTTACTTTAGAGCTTTGCACCGTGTTGTCTGAGCGCACCACATAGAATGTATCTCCAGCTTTTGATTTGGTTCCCATATTGGTAGCAGCAATGTAAATATTCTGCGATGTTCCACTGACTGTTAAGCTTCCAGAAAAAATCAATGTTTGCTTCAACTTCTCCAAGCCACGGTAAGTACCATTTACCACGTTCTGGAAAATCTTAGCCGCATCTTCCCTGCTGCTCATATCACGAGCAGGTAAGCGCCAATCAATCACACCACCTTGACCTGACTGGTAAATGAATTGAGCCTTCTTTCCGTCATCTCTACCTGATACAGACTGATCTGAACTCGCGTTTGAGAAGGAATCTTCAATGGTAATTCGAGGTACAGCACTGTTATGCCAAAACTTATTGTCACTAAACTTACTGGACCCCATGAAGTTTGCATTGTTGTATGCCGCAGTATTAAGTCTGGGTACAGTAGCAAGTACATAGAAATAACATTCACCGTCAACGGCTGCTGCAGCTGTGTTGCCACAATGAAACAACCCCGTTTGCTTGCGAAGTGACCAAGACGGTGATGAAGTGTTAGCGGACTGGTAGTTTCGCTGAACGTGACCTCCTGGATATAAACCAGCCCCACCAACTGGAGTGTTTTCATCACCTTGAATGGTTACATACATCCCAGTGCTGTATGCGAGGTAGGGGGAAGAACCACTCGCTGCTGGTGAAATCTGTGACCAATCCCCATTCCCCATGCCAGCAAACGATCGCTGGCGAGGCCCAAACTGTAGCAGTTCCCCTTCTTCATTGTACCAAGCGTTGTGTTTTGGGTTGCTCATGATTACTGCAAGCTGAGCAAAGGTTAGGTCGACTAAACGCCAACCTCGACCACGTGAAGTTGTGTCACCATCATAGGCTGCAAAGTAGGTGATTGGTCTAGAGGTATCTTCTGTGGTTGGTATTCCGTCAACTTCAGTATAACCACATTGCGGGCTTCCATATGGGTATAGAAACTCACCAACTTTTCGTTTGAAGAACTCAAGGCCAGCCATGTCAACGCGGTTGATTACCACTTCTTCTGTTAGTCGCTTAACGCTCACATGTGAAATGAATGTGGCATAAGCACCAACAACAGTGCCAGCATGCAGCCTTACCTGTACCGTGCCAGCGGAATTACTTGTGAACGTTTTTGTGTACTTGCCAGCTTTATTAGTATAGAAGTATCCCAAGCCAGTATCATCAAACAGCCCATTCGTAAGGATAATCCCAGACGCCGTGTTGTTGCTGTCCGTTAACTCGAACGTAACCTCGTATTTCGTGTTAGCATCTACTGAAAACGGAACACTACCTAGCGCTTGGTTAATTGGAGATGAGCCAGTGCCATCTACACGAACCTCTGCATCATTATTGATTAGTGTCGCTGTTGCAGATTGACCTGTCCAACCTGAGTACACACCGTTACGGAAGTTGCCATTCTTAATAACGCCCTCAAAAGCACGTGCAACCGCCTCATTCACTGAGCTGGCAACATCACCATACTTAGGGTCAACTTCTTTGCTAAGGTCTAATGTAGGCTTTCCAGTGCCACGGCAGTTACCTGATGAATCAGAAACAACGGTGCCGTTAGGCTCAACTGGCAACTTGATTGTATTGGCCTGCCAGTTAGTCAAACTCGCGTTAACACCCAGTAAATGGACTTCAAACCCCGCCACGTTCATCACAGGGTAACTGGTCTTAGAGGATCCACCGACATTACCGCCAGTAACACCGTCTCTCGCGCCAAGATAAATAACGTTAGGCGTACCAATATCCACGGTCATACCTTCGTTTACTGAAGAAAGGTTGCCAGAGTTGAAATGTTTACCGTCATGAATAAACCCTGACGCCGCGTACTGCTCTTTGTTTCCGCTGCGCAATGCATCCACAATTGCTTTAGAAAGAGCAAAGTTGCGACCGGAGAGACTGACGATGAGGTTATTCGCTTGCTCTTCCAACTCGCTCACATCCGCGTCCATCTGCAGAAGTGTGCGCGCGGTGTGTTTTGAGTTGTCTTGCCCCTCAAAGGTAATGTTACCGAGCTTGGTTCCCCAATCTTCCAGCGTTTTAAAGTTGCCTTGCGTAACTTGGGTGGCCTGTCTTAAGGCTTGCGTGGCTGCATTGAAATCACCAAAGGTTGGCAAAACCACCGCCGAGGCATTGGCTTGGGCTGCATTACTCCAGTTAGTACGCAGAGACAATTGCGTTGCAAACACGCCCGCAATTTCGACTGGCTGGTAATTGCCTATCAACAACGCGTCTCCCACTTTGATATTGGTGGTTTGCGTGTTGTTGACCGTCACGATTTTGCTGCCGTTCTGCACCGAGACAGACGGCAAAGTAATCCATGTCATAGCTTGCTCTCTAAAAAAAGAAACCCAGCCGAAGCTGGGTTAAGTGAAATGTACTTATGAGAAGGCGTTACCGTCTCGATACAGCACTGGTGTGATGAAGTTGGATTTAATGGCAATTAGAGCGCCACGGCCACTAGTGCTCTCACCATAGCTACCCCAAAGCCTTGCCCCGACATAAATTTTTCGACTTTCTCCGGGAGGAATGCTGATCAACGCTTGTGTCGTCATCATGCTAACGGTTTGAGGACCACTCGATGTCGTTGAGCCACCATCCGTTGAAGAATAGGAGTAGGCGTGAGCATCATCAGAAGTGATAAGCGTGCCGGATGCACTGTCGTATCTCACTTCATATAGTATTCTTGCATTAGCACTCGAACCTCCGTTACCACCAGAATGACGAGCATACGCATACGCAAACAGCGGGATGCTATTGATAAGTAGCGTGGCCGACTCCGTTGGGTTTCGGTTTGTTACCGTAAAGCTGGCTAAATCAATTCGTCGGTCATTGTTACCTGCACCAAGGGCAGGCACGGGGTAAAGCTTGGTCGACATAATGTCGCCGACGATTTGTTCAGCATAAACGGTGCCTAACACCGTACAATCTTTTCCGAGTGTTAGGTTATCAAGATGCCCACCTCCGACGCTGTATATTTGCCCATTCCCCTGCAGCGAAAACACAATGTCTCCATTGCCATTTTCCACTGAGATTACGTTGTATTCCGGCTTAGAGGCCGATTTAATGAAGACCTTGTAACCGCCTGCAGAGCCAACCTCGAGCTTTTCAACCAACGAGCCTTCTTTCGCGGTAATGGCGCCTGAAAACTCACCAAGACCACCACGCAAAATCGGCGCAACAATTTCCGTATTGGCTTTAAAGCGATCACCTGACACCGTCCCCTGCGCCAGTAGGTCACCGGGCATGATCAAGTTAGGCGTTACCCAAGCCGAGCCATTGAACCGTTTGGTGGACGCTTTGGTTCCTGCCACATTACGGTAGGTCAAATGCGTATCAAGTGCGGGGTTATGCTGATAAGCCGCTTTAAAATCCGCCGTTGCGGTCGCGTTGTCCGGAAAGCTGCCGTCTCTCAGCGTTAAGGTGTAGAAACCACCGCCAGCGAGTGATTGGATGTCTCCAACCGAATCGAGCAGATAACCATCCCCCAATATCATCTGGCCATACATGCGTATTTTCCGACCAGACGCATCGAGATACATCAACGGCACAAACTTCCCGTTTTCCATCACCCCAAAGCGGGAATGGTTGGCCAAGAAATCAAGTGAGGACATTTCACCGGTATTGGTGTTCACCATCCCTGAGATATGCCCGTTGACATTGGTGGTTAACCCCCCTTTTGCCATCAGTTGGCCATCTTCCGTCACAAAGGCTTGCGAGAGCTGCGACACGCTCGCAGAGCCACCGTCCGCCGTGCTAATGCTCAGGTTGCGAATGAAGTTTGCCAGTGGGCCATCCACCCACGAATGCCCCGCTTGCACACACAACACCGCGTCTTCATGCTCGGTGATGTTGCCATCTTTATCCAAGCAATACCCGACCGCTGTTTTGGTGTAAGACGTGGCCTTAGCGAGCATTTCGCTGTCACCATCGGTTATCTTTGCCTCAAGCTGCTCTTTGGTTTCCGCTAAAGCGCTGCTTTGGTTAGCGATCGCACGGTCCACGCGATTTAACGCGGCCTGATGAGCCCCTTGCACCGCCAACAGGTTTAAGATCGATTGTGCTTGCGATGCAATATCGTCACTGTTGGCCGAGATTTTTTGCTGAGCATAGCTAAACTGCACTTGAGTTAGCGCCAGTTCACCTTGCTGCAAAAAGTCATTGTAAGCGGCCATCAAGTCATCGATCCCGTCGAACTTACCCAACGTGTTCTCAACGTCGTTTAAGCTGCTCACGGTCTGGCTGATTTGCCCTTTCACTGCATCGATTTGTTCTTCTGCAGTATTGAGTCGATCGGACGCCTCAGCCAGTTGGTCGTCTGTTCCTCCTGGCTTTGCGTTGTAGGATGCCACCACGCTGGTGATGTTGGATTCCGCTGCATTGACCCACAACGCCGCTGAGTTGGCTTTTTCCAGCGTGTTGTTTTCATCCAACTGTTTGAGCGTGGCCGTCACACCCCAAGTTGCGTCCCAGCCATCAATCTCTTGCTTCACATCAGTGAGCGTGAGCGCGTTGCTGTCCCAATAGTCCTGAGTGACATACACCGCCCAGCGCGCGTTTTCAGGATCAAGCTCTTGCTCAACAGTAGTGACACGATACGCAATATCTTGTAACTGCAGTTCTGCTGCCGAAGGTTTGCCGACTTCGATAAAATCGATCTCGGCATCCATCGTCAACGTCAACGAGGTGATCGGCCCAGTCCAGCCATTGTCGGCGTTCAGGGTTAAAATCACCGTTTCAAACGCACTGACATCACCAGGATGATTCACCTGAACGTTTTGCGTGCCACCGTTCCAGCACAACAGGCCGTTTTGCTTCGCTTTCAGGCGCAAGCGCACCACCGTGTTGTCATCGGCGTTAAACTGAATGTCTGCTCGAGTAAACACGCTCCCTGTCACAGTGCCTGCGGGGGTCCACGTCGCCCCTTGCCAATCTTCCGTTGACGTATTGAAGTGCCAAGAATAGGCAGGCGTCAGCGCGGCCAAGGCCCCCGAAACCACCTCTTTGACTTCACTGTGCGAAGCCTTGAGTAAAATGTTGTTGGCATTAACGAGGATTGCCGCTTCGGCTTCGCTCAAACGAGCACCCGTTTCGCTCTCTACCCGTTGCACTTCTTTGGCAGTGATGGCCACCGATGCCGCCACCCCATTAATGGCGATGCCCGCTTCGGTGTATTTCGCTTCCGTGTAAGCAAATGCCTTGTTGATGATCTGCCCTGTTTCGGGATCGCGATAAACCACCGCATCCACGAGGGTTTCCCCTTCCAGCAAACGACGCTCATACTCTTGCGTCATGTTTTGCACTTGGCTGGCTAACCCGAGCACCTCTTGAGCTGCGTTCTGTGCATCTCGGTCCAATTGGCCTAGCTGTTCAGAAACACCTGATAGATCGTTTTTAACCTCATCGATGGCGCTGGCATTCTCTTTGCCCGTGGCATCCACTTGGTCGAGAAAATCTTTGAGATGCGCATCCAGAATGTCATGCGTGATTTTGCCATCGAGAATATCAATGATGGTTGAGGCGTCTTTGGTGGTGGTGCCTACTACATCGATGAAGGCACTTTGCCCCACCGCATTGACCGCACGCACTTGAAAGGCGTATTCGGTAGCCGGTTGCAACCCTTCGATTTGCCACGCTACCCCACGCCCACGCAGTTCCTGCTCAAACCAGAACTCGTACTCAGTGCCAAAGGCCAAAGTATGCGAATTCGGGCGCAAAATCAGATACGTATTGCCCGCATCCACTTGCACCTCAAAAGGTTGTTCGGGCGCTCGAATATCGACCGTTAACACACTCCAACCCGAGGCCGCTAAAGGACCAAGAGCACGCACGGAAAACTGATACTCACCGCTTAACAAATACGGGATCGAGATGGATTCGGTTTTGGTGTTTTGCTGCCAAAGCACTTCACCCGCACCAATCAAACGCACATCATAGCTTTCAATAAAGCCCGTCGGCGCTTTCCACGTCAGCACCCCATAACGGTCCGGTTGATCACTGAGCGAAAAAGAAAGGCCGCTCGGAGGAGCGACCTTTAAGGGGTTGGGCAGTTGGGTATCGGGGTATTCGGGTTTCGGGGGTTTGGGGTGGAATAAGTAGTGGCTCTCTTGGTATTCCACGAGTTTGAGCTTGGTTTCTTTCTCGCCATACTCAATCTCACGCACCGAAAACGGCTTGGCGACCCAGCCACGCAACTGGCTCTCGAGCGTGACCACGTCCATTTCTTCCACGCGCCAGCCCACGACCGATTTAACCGAAACAGACACCGTCATGCTGTCACGGCTGACTCGAGCAAGCACTTCCGCAAACTGCAGCGCCTCGGCGTAGTTATCGATGCTGTCGACCGTCTCTTCGTGCGTCAGTGGAATGCCACCATCTTGCTCAAGCCACTGCAGGTGCAACTCGGAATCTTTCGCTGGAAACACCACCTCGTTGGTTTCCCAATTGAGATCGCGATCAGGAAAACGAATGGTCACCTGGTTGTAACGCTGATTGATGTTGAGCGACGTAGTCGACAATCCACTGCTGAGCATCGATTCCGTGATGTGCAGTACAGGCTCTTTCTGACGGTCGATTTCGATTTTGAGGCCGTTCTGACCATCGACGATGTGACCACGACAGCTTTGCGCCAACGTTAAGAAGTTTTCTTTGAGCGGTTTTTCCGTATCTAACGCGATGTTACAGGTCATCAAGTGATGCCCATCCACGACGTTATTGCAGTACGAGATCATGGTGTCGTTAAACGCCTTGTCCCACTCCTGCGCGGGTGCGCCCATGCCGTAATCGGTGTTGGTAAAGTAGTCGAACATCGCCTCAATGGGGTTGCTCGAGCGCGCTTCAATCACTGCGCTAAAATCTGGGCGACCTTGCGGGTAGCGCTTATATTCCTTATCCATGGCCAGCTTGACGTAAGTAACGGCCAAGCCTTTAAAGTGCATCTCACTCATGTCGTCAGGCGCTTCTTCGGCAAACCACGCGGGCATGGTTTGCTCAAGGCCACCTAACTGGCTCTCGACACGCTGATTGACCGAGAACTCTCCAAACTCAGTGTAAGGACGATCGTCAAATTTGAGATCGGTAATGGCCGTCACCGGACCGATACCCCACACTAAGATGGCGTAATAGGTTTCGTTGGTAACGTCATCATCGTGCAGCTCTTTAACGCCTTGGTACACCACCACGGGCTTTAATTTGCGCTTGCCGTAAACCACGGGCAGAGATTTGTCGGTACCAAAGCGAGTTACAGAGATGCCACCGCGCTCTTCACCCCGCTGGTTTTGCATCTTTTTGGCTTGGCTGTACGACCACGCAGCACTGGCAATGGCCACCACATACGCTAACCAAATTTGCCACACCATAGATTAACCTCCGGCCTTACCTGCCCAATAAATGGTTTCTGCCGCTTTGGCAGCGAACTTAAATGGATTGTCGTTAAGAATGCGCTTCGCGTGAGACATGGGGGAGGTGCGCCAAACGTTGGCTTTCTCATACTCCGCCCAACGGCTGGCCGCTTTGAGTTCAATCTGAGCGCGATCGTCGTTGTCCCCTTTGCCCACGACTTTGCCACGCCACACAGGCTCAACATGCAGCACTTCATAGTCTTCGCTAAGATGGCAACGCATGACGGTCACCGGACGCTTATACACATCCGTGCCCAAAATGGTTTGTACGATCGCCTGATTGGTCATGCTGAACGCGAACTTCACTTCACCAACGCGAATTTCCGCATGGCGAGTGAGCTTATCCAGCCCCAAAAACGCCCCGCTGGACGCATACTTGAGCCCACCATGTTCAATGTCAAAGCCCGCATCGGTGAAGTAGAATGGATTTTCTAGATCGAATTTCACTAGGTGAGCCACAATGACGTGACCACGTTCGAGTTGTTCGATAACCGCTTGAGGTAACGTCTTCATAAGAATTCAATAAACTCCACTTTGGCGTAAGTAAATCGTGAAGACCCCGCTTTGACTTCAAAGCTTTGTGGCCGAGAGCCGGGTTTCTTGATCAAGGTGAACTCCGCACCAGTTCCAATGACCACATCACCTGCAGAGAGAGATTTTTTAAGCGGTGAATTGAGGGTTAAGGTGCCCATACCTGCATGATTGGTTAGGACATCCTCACAAACCATATAGACCTTGCCATGGTTAGCAAAGTTGATCAGATCTCCCGACTTCAACCAAGTCACATTTGAGGGTGCGTTGTACACCACTACCTCATGCAAACCCGCTTTCGTTTCCATCGCTAACGCATTGCCGCCTACCCCACGAATTGTACTGAGGTAAGGCGGTTTCCAACGGAAAGAACGTCCGGGTCTAAGCGATTCAAATAAGGCCCATAACTCACGATGCTTATCAAAATCTCGGACCCTATCAAGAGACACCGAGGTGTAATTCAGCTCGTATCGGTGACTTGGGATCTCAATCACTTCAACATGCAGATTAGGGCTGCTGTTGCTGAACTCTGGATACACCGAAATCAATTGGACCTCTTTGCAATAACGGTTTAATCCCATTAGAAAGACTCCCCTAAATCATTTTTGGCTGAAACCACCGCGTTATAAATGGTGTCTCGATGATTCATTAGCGCCTGCTCCATGTCTCTGGCGTCCATCGCTTGAATCGTGAACTGGAAGGTGTCACCGCCCGAGGCAACCGAGCGACCGCTGGTCACTTGGTCATACATGCTGTCCAGTTTGCGCGCAGACTCATTGGTGTAAACGCGCTCCCCTTTATCCAACAACCAAGTACCTTCACGCGGAATAGACTCAATGCCACTGTGCGCCATACCCGCAATGGCTTGACCAGAGGCAATACCCACCGAGGCGTAGCCCATGGTGCGGATAAAACCAGACATAACCGGACCGACATACGGCCCCAACGTTAACGCTTTGGTTGCCGCCTCTTCGGTCGCCATGATCATCGAAGGGATAGCCGCCGCTTTTTGCGCTGCAAACATGACTTTGTAAGCACGGCTGCTCTCTTTACCACCGTCTTTTAACGCAGACAGAGTGATGTTCATCTGCTGTGAAGTGAAGCTGAGCAAGTCACTGGCCACTTGTTGGTTGTACTGCTTGCGCTTCTCCGCTTCTTTGTTTTCGATGTCCGTTAAACGCGCTTGATGCTCTTCCCAAAGCACCTCGCGGTTGAGGAAATACTGGTTTTCCAGCTCTTGCTGAAGCGTCTGATTGCCTTCGGCTTGAGAGTAAGCTTGGCTAAACTGAGTAGCGAGCAGCGACTTGCGGTCCTCATAGGCAAGCTCTTCTTCCCTAAATACGGAATTCGCACCAGCTGCAATGATCTCAATTTGACGCTGTGAGGCTTGCTGCTGTTGATTGAGCTTTTCTAGCTGGCTCTCTTCAAATTGCTGCTTTTCTTGGGCAAAGTTGGCCTTTTCTTTCTCTCGATAGGCGGATTTCACCGCGTCAATGGATGCGTAACCTCGCGCCATGATCTCTTTCTCAGAGAGTTGCATGGCTTCGATTTCGGCCAAACGCTGCTCATGCGCAGCGGTCATTTTCTGATAGTCGCTGGCGTACAGCGAATCGAGACTGGTTAACCGCTTCGCCCCCTCTTGCTGATCTTTGGTTTCCGTCAAGAGTCTAGGCGGCAAAGGGGTCACGGGTTTGCTAAGGCCCGGTGGTGTGTCATTTCTGCCGAGAACATCTTTCTCGTACTGATTTTGATACTTGTCCACCAGCGCCTGCAAACGCGCATATTCATTCGCAAGCTTGGTCACCTTGGCTTGCGCCGTATCGACCTTCTTAGCAAATCCCGCATTGGCGAGATGGGCTTGCATTGCTAGGTCACCCGACGCTCGTTGCTGGACTCGCTCTAAACCTTCCAGCTCATTTCGCGCCCTTTCCAACAAAATGGCGGCAGTTTTGGCTTCGGATCTTGCATCACCTAATTTGCTTAAAATGCCACTTTCGGTTTTGGGGTTGTTGTTCATGCTGTCAAACAGCGTTCCCCAATAATCCACGGCCACCGTTAGCTTGTCCGTGAACCAGTCGATCTGTTGGCTTGCACCCACCACAGCATTAGCAAAGGACCGTTCCATCTTTCGGCTCGCTTCATTGAGCTTTTGGTCCATTTGCTTGAATTTTTCGATGTCATAATCCGACATCGCGACATTGAGCTTGTCGTAGCGCTCCGTTAGCTCGTAGAGCTTTTTACCGTTATTTTCAAGCAATGGCGTCAGCGCTGACGCTTCATCGGCAATCGACTCCAGATAGAAAATCTGCTCTTTCATCGGCACATTGGCTTGGTCTAACGCATTTTTTACCGCGACCAGAACTTCTGAACTCGATAAACGCGATAATTCTTGAGCTGTGATGCCGACCTGTGGTGCGATATTCTCAAAGAAATCCTTAAACTCACCACCGCCCGTTTCTAAAAAGTCACCTAACTTGTCGTTGGTGTCTTTAAGAATGTCGGCCATCTTGTCGCCGTTGATGTTGTATTGCTGCGCGGCGTAAGACATGGCTTGGATTTCTTCAGCAGAAACCTGAGCCACGTTCGCCATTCGCTCTATTTCACGCGCCTGCTCGGCCTGACGAGTGATGAGATAGCCGGTGGCCCCCACCATCGCGCCGACCATCCCTGTTACTGTGCCAGAGACCTTTAAAAAGTTTTGACCTGCCGATTTGGCATTGTCAGCGGCATGCTCGAGTGATTTGGTTAACGTGAGATTTTGCTCATTGGCAGCGTGGGCTTCCTTGGTGTAGCCACGCAGCATCTTTTTGGCGTAATCAACGTCTTTCTGGAATTTCACCGTATCCGCGTTAAACCGCAGATTAAAATCAGCTATCTGGGCACTCAATGCGTAATCCTCCTGCGGCAGCAGACATATCCATCATTTCTTCATCGCTCATGTCGCGATCGTCGGGTACATAATTGGGTAAGAATTCAAGGAAAGTTCGTGGAGGGTCGAGCTTGATGCCTGCGGCAATGGCGGTGATGTTCCAGTTGTTTGCACAAGCCACCGCGTGGCGGTAGTTGTCCATGTCACGGCTAAAGCCATGCTTGCTAAAATGCGCTTTCCACTCAATCACGGTTTCAGCGCTAACGGAATGCAGCATGGCCCGCCAATCTAACTGCTTAAATTCAATCGCGAGCGCTTGTGCAAACTCACGCTCTGCCGTGACTATGGCTTTGGGTCCATGGACACATCAGAGGTTTCGCCTTCTTTTGGGTCCGTGGACACAACAGAGTCGTCCAGTTCGATTGTCATTCCCGAAAGCAAGGCGATTTCGTCATGCAACTGAGCGATCGCGGTATCCGAGAACCATTGCTTCACTGTTTCATGGCGCTCATCAATATCATCACTTAATTCGTCATCTACAAGACCATAAGCGACCAAACGGGACTGCCCAAGATAAGTAATTTTCTTCCAAGCGAACTCGCTCGCTTGCAGAGCATCTTGATAGTCTTTTTGCTGTTTTTCGCTCAGTTCATCGACGCGAGGACGAGTAGGAATGGCGGGTTCTTCTAACGATGAGAGGAATTCAAAGAACTCAAAACGCTCCAACCCAGAAAGCTGACGGATGGCAATGTCATTGCCATCTACCTGAACACTCTTCTTTTTCAAGTATTTCATGTGTCACCCTTACTCAACTGGAGCTTCGGCGGAAGCTTGAGCTACTGAAGCGAGAATTTCTTCTGCAGTCTTTGGTTTGCCCACTTTCTTGATCTTGATAGCACGAGTCATCCGCTCTTTCTGAGCAACAGCTTTGCCCCAACCATTGATGTAACCATGGTCGATGTCGACCGTACCATTAGGATACTTGGTGCGGTAGTAGGTTACTTTTCCATCCACCACATCTTGGTAGAGCTGCTGCTGAGCTGTATCACCCGGCATCCACGCTAACGTTAGCGAGAGTTCACCTGCTGATTTTTGCCCCGGCGCAGTAGTCGTCCAATCTGGATTAACATCGTCGAGGTACTGATCTTCTTCGTCTTCAACCGTGACTTCACCTGGCTGAATTTCTTTCACTTTAGCGATAAGCGTCCACTGTTCATCAGCAAGCAAATCAGCGATTTGGCTGAGGTCGGCGGAATCTTTCAAGCGCCAAAAGGTGGTGCCTGCCCCTTTAGTCGGGGTAGTAGTAGGGTTTGGGGTTGCCATCAATCTGTCTCCATTTCAACAGAAAAAGTCAAAACTAAAGAGCCCCAAGGGGCCCCGTCCTCTCGGACATAAGAAAATCCTGCTCGGTTACACAAAGTGAGCAAGCCGTTTGCGGTGTAATCTCGGTGAATGACGTTCAATACTTTTTCGCCCAAGTTATCTAAATCGTCATCCAACTGATTGGTGGCCAAGTCCATTATTTCGACAGCGAGTGCGGCATTCCACTCTTCTGCGTCAAAGTCCTGCCCCGTGGTCTCACCTTCGACCATATAGACAGAAATGGCGGGTACTTCTAATGACGCAGTTTCTCCATCATCACTGGCGAGGACGGGTTCACCGCGACCCGATAAATAGGCAAGAATAAGCGACTGACCGTCGCTATCAACTAAGTGAGTCTGCAAGTCGGTTATCACCTGCTGGCGAATTTGTTTGTTAATTTCCACGTGAAACATCTCTCCTAATCACAAGTCGGATTTGCTGACCCATGGCATAAGAAAGCTCTTTGGGCATATCCGTTTTCATTAGCTGGTTACTGTTGGTCTCAAAAGCGGTGGTGATTTCGTTTCGAATTGGTATCGCGCACATCTTGATTGGATAACGCGCCTCGCTAGTACGCTGCATGATGTGCCACTTGCCATTCTTGAGCTTTTGCAGGAAAGCGTTGTCAAACCGATGTTTGCCGACTTTGATGGACGTAAAACCCGATATTTCACGTTTGGTATAACGACCATCTTTACCACGGGTTACGTTTTGCACCTGATAACGCCCTTTTTTTCGGCGGATCTGTGTTCGCGCTTCCCCTATGTGGATGGCAGGAATATCATTGCGACGAACTCGAACATACGCTACGGGCTGTTTCGGTGATGCTTTTTTAGATACTCTGGCGTAACGACGGATGATTTTTTGCTGAACCCGGACCGCCTTAGAAGTTTCCTTCACCGAGCGACTGATTGCTCGATTGGCTATCCGGTTAATCGCCATCGCACTAGCGCGAGGCACAGCCTTTTGATCCAGAGCACTAAGATTTTTCACTGCTGTTGCCAATTGGCGGTCGAGTTCATTCATTGCAAATCAAAACTAATAAGGCTATCTCGATATTCAGGCACATCGACAACGATATAGTTACGGTTTTTGTAAACTACTTTGTCGCCTTTACGTACCTTAATACCCGATGAGCTAGCGATAGAAAGACGGGTAACATTCGCAACCATTACACCAAATTGGTCTTGCGATGTATCTTGAATAGCAGTCGCTGTTTTGCCTGCAATTGTTACAATGTCACCAAACGTATTAAACAATGTGGCGTCCATTTCCGCCACAGCATCAGACCAATTACTCATCGTCGTCCTCAGACTCTTCCTCTTCCGACATTAACCACTCGGCTTTTCGGAGCGACACCAGTGATCGTGCCTCTGAAAGCTTGAGATCTTGCCCAACCACTAATTCAGTATTGAGTTCAAGTGATTTACCACCACAACGAACAGGGGCGATGGTTTTAACTTTTCGTACTTCTTTCATTGTTTTATTCCACTAAAAAGCCGCCCGAAGGCGGCGATTTGATAGGCTCCGATTAGGCAGATTTTCGACCTAAGCAGAATGATTGAGGATGACGCACCGCAACATCCGCGTCTTGGAACGCAACAATACGTAAGCGGCCTTTGCTGCTGTGCGTGTATGGGTCCACGGTCAGGTCCAAACCACCCCACAAACCAATCAACAATTCCGACCACACACCGAACCAGTAGTCCCCGCCATTGATTTGGTTAGAAATATGCGTGCCATAACCGTTCACGGTGTTACCCGCTTCCCAGATTGGTGAGCCGTTGGTGCTAGCAAATTTCTGGGTAGACTTACAGTGACCACGACCTACGGCGTTCATCATATAAAGCATGGAGCCAACATCTGCATTGTCCGCAGAAATACTGGTTTCCATCGCAATGAACTCTTCATAGGTCGGATTCGTGCCAACCAAATTAACAGGATTCACACCTGTAATGCCTGCAAGGCCGAGCGGCTGATCGCCACCTGTGCCATACAATGCGGCTTTATCAATGGTTAATGCCAACGCTTTGGCAATATCACTCCGCGCTAGCATTTCCACGTCCGTAGACGACTGCATGATCATCTTACGCGTCATTTCGACTAGTGCTGCACAGGTGCGGTTTTGCAATGTGCGCTCACCGAAGGTGATTTCTGATAGCGTGGCATCCGCATCTTCACCCAGCCAGTAACCCGTAGCGCCGCCTTCTTGGGTAGGAATAGAGAGATCACCCACCAGCCCGGTTAGCGTTGTCGCATACTGCATGACCGAGGATTTGTTGTAGAGCATATCGATAAAGCTTCCCGCCAAATGCTCGGTGGCGATTAGGTTTGCACCTGAACCAGACGCGGCAATCGGTGCTGCTGCACGAAGCACGTCGTTTGGCACAATTATGCCCTGCGCTTCACGCTGCAGTTTACCTTCCGCCGCTGCAGACGCTTCAAGCTCAAAAGCAGCCGCTTGGCGATATTTTTCGTTAGTTGGATTTGAGAGGTAACGCAATACGTTTAAGAATGAGTAATTGCGGATCTCTGAATCTGAAAGGCCGATATCAGGGCTGTCTGCCGCCGATGGTGTTGCGCTACGCTTGTTACCTTTGTCGCTTCCCGGATTCGCAGCAGCATCCAGCAGTGCGCGCTGGTAATCGGCAGCAGTTTTGCTTTTGTCGCGAAGATACGCGTTAGGATCTACGCCTCGGCTACCGTACTGCTCAAACAGGTCGAGAATATCGCGGACACGGTTTTGCTCTGCGTCGACACCTGCTTGGCGCTCTGTGTTTGCTTCTTCGAGAACTTCAATGATTTCAACAATAACATCGTTCTCATCAACTTTCGCACGTACTAAGCGGCCACTGGCATCACGAAGGGTTTTGGTCTTCATATTGGATTCACTCCGGGTTTCAATTTCAGTTTCGTTGTCTTCTGCGCCAGTTGGGATGATGATCCCCATATCACGCAGTTGGTTGAGGGTTTTAAGATTGTCTAAGCTGCGGCCTACACCAACCGTTGGGTCAGCAGGAACAGTGACAAAGGATTGTTCAAAGGGCTCCCAGTCGGTAACGCGGTAAGTTCGCGTGCCGTCTTCGTCTTTTTCGAGCACCATTTCGTGCACGATATAGCCGATGGAAACGTGTTTTCGGATGCGGTTTTTAACGTCCTGCCAGATCTCTTCTGCTCGGGGGCTGGTACCAAAACGCACCACCGCTTTACCCGTTTTGTTTTCAATTCGAGCAGACTCAATCACACCGACCAGATCATCCCAATCGTGATTAACCAATGAGGATGCGCCTGCCTCAAAGCGTTGCATTCGCACCGCACCGGGTGAGTGATCGAGAATTTCATAACCAAACCAGCGCTCAACCGCGTATTCACTGGAGAACGTCAGTTCGGCTGTACGTTCCTCTTCGTTGATAGAGTCAACGCTGTAATCACGGTAAAGTGGCTGGCCTTTCTGCTGTCGAATGGCATCACTCGCCGTCAGCGTCTTGCTCGGTGTCGTCTTCTTGCCCATTGTTACTTTCTCCTGCAGGAGTGGGTTGCGCCTGCTTAATTCCAAGAATTTGCATGATCATTTCTTTGGGGATACCTAGCCTCTCCATCGTTTTGATGTCGTTGGCATAGGCCTCCCACACGTCCATCGGATCGCGGCCTGATTCACGGATTGACTCACTGAGAGACTTGCGGCCATTTGTCTGAGCTTCAGTAATGGCTTTTTCGTCTTTTAGTGGATCTACCCAATCCCAACGTCGAGCCTGCCATTCAACCTCCAAGAACTTATTGAGCCTTGAAGCAGGAATGGGGTTACCGTTCGTGTTGAGGATTTTTCCAGCTAGTAGCGAGTATTCGAGCCAACGCTCATAGATCGGGTGACATACCGCTTCAATGAACCACTCTTGCAAGTCTTTCCAACCGTCTCGCTCATCTTGTTTGCCTTGGCGAATCGATGAAAAGTTGACCCCTTCAAGATCATTGCTAAAGGTGTTGTAAGAGAGCCCTTGCCCCGTTGCCATGCCTCTTAACATGTGCTTTGAGAAGGTGGCGGTTTCAATAGATGGAAATTCAGGTTTGTAATCGACAGGCTCATAGCCAAGTGGCAACGTAATGACTGAGTTAGGTTCCAGTTCGATGTCTGGCTCATCCACTTCGTCATCGTCTGTTTCAAATACCTCGGGGTCTGGTTTGAGCATTACGACGTTGCTTGCGCCTGCTCTGGCATTAATGACTGAGGCCTCTTCAAACCCTGCAAGGTTTTTCATGCGGCTTAAAGAGGTGTGATTCCAAGGAATGCCGCGGTACTGCTCTGGGTGCTCCTGATCAAATACATGAATCATGTTTTCCGCAGGAACACGCTCAAACTCTTTGCCACTGTGCCGGAATGGTTCAGCCAATACCCCCGCTTTGGTTTCCACCAAGTAGGAGACTGTCCGACCGTAAGGTGTCATTTCAATACCTTGGCGAATGATGTTGCCATTAGCCAAACGCATCTCGTTGAGTTGAACCGGCACACGCATGGGATCAAGCAACTGCAGTGCAAATCCCCATGGCCCCGCCGCCTCACCCTCTACAATGCGGATGAAAATTTCACCCGACCCTACGACCGTATTGAGAATGACTCGCTTAGCTCGCCTCCAATCCAGACGACCGTCAACCGTGCAGCTCTCACGGCGTGACCACTTCTTAAATGCGCGCTCTACCGCCGCATTGCCATAAGTGTCTAACGTTCCATCAGGCTCTTTTCCGCGAACCTGCAGCACAATCCCTTTGTGACCCAACACGTTTTTGCGCACTTCACGCACAAAACCACGAGCATAGTCGTTATTACTGATTTGCTCGCGAGACCGAGCGACCAAAGTCACCAGCTTTTGGTCAATCATTTTGCCTATCGGCACTGGCTGAGTGGTCCAACTGCTATTACTGCGGTCTGGGTCTGCGGCTGAAAACAAGCTACGTGATGCGTTGAGCTTGAACACCGGAGCCGTGCGCACTTTGCGCTTTAGGGCTGGCTCTGTGGTGTTTGAACGGAAAGGATTCCACATTAGCGCATCCTCACTTTAGTTATCTTAAATAGGCTTCGGCCAGCTTTTTTGCGTTTCTCTTTCGCCACAATCACAGCAAATCGTCGCTCAAGTTTGAGCAGATCACTGATAGGCGTTTTCTCTAGGCTGCGCCCGCCAAACGACAACTTGAGTTGATCTGCTGTCGCACGGTTTGCCAAAGTATTACGAATCGCCTCTAGCGCTTTTTCGGCATCACTACGCGGATCATGCGATTCGAGCTGAACGATATCAGGTAGCACGGTCACTCGTTCAGAGTGCGGCTGATAAACGTCCTGCCCTTTGGTCACTCGGATCACCGCGGTGTATTCACCGGATAGCCAATTGGCCGTCGTCATACCATCAGCTACAAAGAGAAATGAATTCTGTTGCTTCTGAGCGATGATATCTGCCGAGTAATTGGCGGAGCGTAAATGCAAAGTGGCATCCCATTCTGAAGCGGGATATTGAGAGAAAGTAACGGGAAAGCTAACCGACAGACCGGAAATAAAGGTTGTCGGGATTACCATGATGTTGCGAAGTTTCCTTTCTTACGCCGCGTAAGCAGGCGCTTTTTGGTTTTTCGTTTGAGCCGAACGGGAGCCACTTCCTGCTCCTCTTCTTCCTGCTCATCCTCTTCTGGCGATTCGGCTGGTGCAATCTCTGCCTCTTCCTCATCGTCTGATTTGATTTTTTTTCGGTCGAGCCGAAGCATTCGAGCGCACATATAGTTCATTCCCTCACAGTCAAGAAAGTGGTTGTCTTTACTGACTCGGTTCCAAGTGGCGGACTCTTCGTCAAACTCTTCGGCAACAATCTGCTTGCAGTAGTCTTCCGTCACATCAGCAGGCAATAGCCAATCACCGACCACACCGCGCTCCCAGCGGATTCGATTGTGAACCCAAGATTTAGCAAGGCCTGAATCTATATCCCAGCGCTTATCACCGCGTTTTCTGACTTTGCCCTGCTTATCCACCTCCACTTTCATCATGCGAAATGGTTTAGGCAGTTTTTGAAAACCCATTAAAGCGCGAGCACGGGAGCGGTGGCGACGTACCCATGCGTAAACTTCGTCGGTGCGGTAGCCAGCATCAACTCCGGTTAACTTGATGCTGTGTCCCTCCCACTCTTGCGCAACTAATTCATCCAGATCTCGCCAAACTTCCGGTTTGTCTGTATCACCCCACAGCTCACCAAATTCTATAAGTCGCGAACTCATGCCAGGAATCCAGCCACGAATGACATAGACTAGGCGGTTTTTTTGAACATCTACGGTGCAGATCAACACCTCTACCCCTTCAGGTATTTCACCAGATGTATAGCTTGAACGTAGTGCATACACTTCTTCCCAGTCGGGTGCCTCACCGACAACTGCGAAGATTTCACCAAAACCAGTGTTGTAGACCGAAAGCAGTTGGTTTGGATCTCCACTACGTTGGGCCTGCAAAAGTTTGCGCGCCAGATAGCCGTAACTCTTTTTCCCAGAGAACGAACACAAACCACTAACCCAAATACTAAAATGGTTGTTATCTTCCAGTGGGTGCAGCAAGGAATGAAATGGCACAACGCTTGACTGCTCACCTTGTGTAATCAGCACCGAATGCTCATCGTGTTTCTCGGCGTATTGACCCGGAGCAAGAGCAACACCTCTGGCATTCATTAACTTACGGTGTTTGTCTTCAATTTGACCGCCGCAATGAGGGCACGTCAGCCTAGCTTCACGCGAAGCAGCTGCCGGTGAGCACTCTTTCTCGGTACCTTTGCCCGGCCAATACAGCAACTCACTGCGTGGAATAAAATACTCACCGCACTTAGGGTCTGGACAAGGCACAGCCCATTCGTGGCGGGTACCTTGTTCCCACTCTAACCAAATCGGACTGGAGACTTTTCCCTTTGGCGATACGGCCCAATGCGTCATTCCTGTTTCGGGATGAACAAAGGTGTTTGCTTTTCCGTGAGTCGGTGTACTGGTAAGCCCAAGCTTGGAGTCGATATAGGCATCGCCCCGCGCCTCAGCAATTTCCGACAGTGAACCCTCACCCGTCGCGTTGGCATCTGGGCGATCAAGTTCATCAACTAGCGTGATAACTGCAGAGTCAGAAGCTAGTTCGGTGGCCGAACCTGCCCAAGCGAAACGCAATGAAACACCGCCGATACGCTTTTTATGTTTGGGACTTTTGTCGTCGTACTTAATCCAAAGGCTTTGACACTCACGAAACATCTCCATGATCTTGGGCTCGACCACGTTGTTAATGTTCGACTCAGTTGGCCCGACATAAATGATCGGTGCAGGTAAATCATCAAGCCGCCAACCGATGACGTTCTGCATAGTTGCCGACTTACCCATTTGCGTACCCATCACAAAAGTGATTTTTGAATACCCAGGTTCTGAAAACGCTATACAAACTGGAATCATATAGGGCGTTGAGGTTGTATCAAACGGCCCAGGTATTGGTGAGCCCGGAGGCATGATGCGGTTTTCAGTCGCCCACTGTGCAGCATTCCTCAACGGTTTCGCTCTCACCATCTCCGCTACGTTTTGCAAGATAGTCAGCAACGAACGCACTGAGGCGGTCAGCGGTGGCAGAGCGAATACGTCTACTCTCTTTGTCGATGATGTTTTTGCATTTTGCAGGCTCATGTTCTGACGATACCTCTAACGCTGTTCTAGCCCCTATGCCGTCCAGCTCACTGCCAAACAAGTTACCTACCATGTATAGGAACTGAGCCAATTCGCCCAAATCCATTACGGTTTCTTCTGCTTTTTTTGCTTCGATTTCAGCTTTGCGACGCTTGGCTGCGGTCAGCAATAAATCTTCACCATCTTTGGTCCCAACCTTTGGAGCCGAGTGTTCTTTCTCATACTGACCGATTTGCTTTTGCACCTCTCGGTCAATGATCCATTGGATGGCCTTATCCGTTTCGATTGAAAGCGGCTTGCCTTTCCCACCACCGCCTTGATGTGGCAGACCCTCTTTCATTAGGTCACCCACCCATTTAGGTGAATAGCCCATGATTTGGGCAAATTCATTTCGGTTAACTTCAGCCATAGCGACACTCTGTTAGTAATACGCGTTATGGTTCACTCCTTTCTTTCCCCACCAGTGAGAAGGGAGTAGAAACTCCTTTCTTAAACGAGGCGGAATCGGCGAGTCTGGACCCCGTGGAGAATCCATCTTCTGGGAAGGACCCGCGACCACGCCACCCTTTGTAGAGCAAGGGATTGAAACTGATTAGACCAGTTTGGATTTCGCTTCTGAATTTCAGCCCATTTTTGCCAAGACTTTCAGCATCATGGAAAACACCAAAAACAGCCGATTTGGGGGAAAATCAGGGTAAAACTCCCTTCTGGTCCTTTCTCGATTTTTGCCCCATTTAGCCATCTAGAATTCCAAACAACCCACAATCACCAGAATTTACCGATTTTCTTAAGAGTTAAATCGGTAAGTGTTTCGCGAGCCGTTGAAGGATCTAAACTCGCCTTACATGATCATGTTTTCAGATCTTCCCTCTGTCTTCCCATGAAAAAAAACAAAGCCCTGCAGATCTAACCAGTTGTGGTAGGTCTGCAAGGCCTTGAGTTTTAAGGCTTCTGTCGTCGTATGTATGTACGCTTGGTCTAAATCTGACATCTTGTGATTGAGTATTCGTTCACGCACAAACTTATCAACACCAAGATCGGTTAATCGAGTCCCGACCAACTTACGGCAATGGTGGCTCGTAAACGCACCTGCGCTGAACTCTGCATAGATGTCATTCGCGGTATCTTTACAAATAGGCGCATCCCCTTTCGAGTTCGGGAAAATAAACTTTTGCTTTTCAGATTGAGTGGCACGATAACGCATCAGCAGATTTCTCACCTGCCAAGTCAAAGGCAACATTAACGCCTCACCGTTCTTAGCATTGCAAGCCGGAATGCGCCAAATGCCCTCATCCCAATCAATGTGGCTCCAACGTGCCAACCGCGTTTCACGAATGCGCGTACCGTGTGCCAGCTGCATCAAAATAAACACCTGTTTTTGCTGCATGTCGCCTTTCAAACGCTCAAGTAACTCTTGAACATCATCAGACTGAATTTTTCCCTCATTCGGCGTGATTTTCTTTTTGATAAAATCGCTAAACACCATTCCAGCCATAGGGTTGGCTGCAATATGCTCTTCTCTATACGCCTGATTAAACGCCGCTTTAAGGATGGCAAAATAGCCCTTAACCGTTCTCAGCTCATAGCGTTCTCGCAATGGCCATATCAATGCATCTTTAATGTGATGCTTACGAACGTGTGTAAGCGGACAATCATTCAAAGCGGGGATCAAGTGGTTAAACACCACCGAACGCACTGCGCTTTTCCGTTCTGCAGAAATGTCTTTGTTTGAGTCAATATGCTCAACATACCAGCGCAAACAATCCCCAAAACACGTCCAGTCCGTCACAATCTGATCGGTTTCTGTCGCCATTCTCGCTATTTTTTGTGGCAACAGCTCAAACAAGGCTTTTGCACTCAAACGCGGCCAAAGCCCCAAGCGTTCCCACTTCGGTTTTCCAAGCTTGCCGTTGTTTTTCCGTTTATCTATCAGCCACCAAGTAGCACTCTCACGAGACTTATGAAAGCGCAGCTCAAGAGCATACCTCTCATCTCTAAGCCTCGTGACAGTATCACTCTTCAAGTACTCTTTAATTTTCGCATCTGAAATACGCAATCTTACTGTCTTCATACATATAAACCGCTTAGCCTGTCTCTCCAGTGTCACGCCGCTTTTTCGCCTCTGGCTGACGTTGCCGTTAATGTGGGTAGCTTCACCCTGACTTGCACCTTTTTGATTTTTTATCCGCGCTCACACGTAAGGAGTAAGCAATGAGTCAGATTGCTTCATGATCTTAGCTAACGAATAAAAACGGCGAGGCGCCGACGCATAGAGAAAACGGGTGACAAAATAAAATGACGGACGACCGCCCTAAGGTAGTGTTTTTTCACCCGTATTAGGTTGGATAACGTCGAACTGATAAAAACGACGTAATTGTTCAATTTGTTCAGCACAGGAACGCCACGAAGCAAACCAAATAGGATCGCGCTTTACCGCTTCCCCATAGGTTTTCGGTGGTTGTGAAAATGGGGGTTCGCAAGTCGTAAGATAAGCCGCGGGAGGAAGAACCAGTCGTTCTCGATACTCAGTCACGACTTCCGTTGTAGTACATCCACTGACCAGAATCAGGGATAGGCATATCAACACAAGTTTCATGTTCTAGCGCCTTCTCGATAAGTACAACAGACTGGGTAGCCTGATTGTCCCTTTGCTCTGCTAATCGCTTCATTTCATCGGCGGCCAACTGGGCAACTCGTTTTTCTTGCTCTACGGATTTTAAAGAATTGGCTAACGCCTCATTCGCCAGCTGTACACCTTCTAATCGACTGTTTGCCTCCCCAATAGATCGGCTCTGCTGCTGAACTAACTCGAACAACCAAAAGTTAACGGTTATCGAGCCCACTATAGAGAGTGAGGCGACTACAACGATAATGGTTTTAAATCTGACCATATCACCACCCATACAAGCAGGCGTTTTGCTCTACTTCCCTGCGCTTAACAATGCCTGAACACTCACTATCAGGGTCTCTGCAATTTTTGCCATTAACATATACCCAACGTGAAAACTCACGGCAGGCACTTTGCCAATCGCCCTGATTAAAGAGCTTGAGCATCGTAGAACGACGAAAATTGCCTTCGCCAAGATTGAACACAAAACTGACCAGTACATCGAATTGCGCCTGGGTAACATCATGCGTTAGTGCTCGTTTTACATAACGTTCAGCGAGGCGAATATCAGAGATAAAGTTTTCAGCAATTTGCTGATCACTAACAACATCACCCACTTTAACACCGGAGGTGTGCCCGATGCCCTGTGTCCAGACATCAGCACTGCATTGATAAGCTTGGCGTCGGCAACCTTCAAGGTTGGCGATATGTTCTAGACCACGTTGGCTGGTTTGGAGAGCTGGTTGAAGATTAAAAACAATAGAGAGGACGGCAACGACAGAACAAACAGTTTTAATCGCTAATTTTTTCATACAGGTCTGTCAACTCCGGATGATTTTTCAAAACCTCGTAAGACTTTTTCTTATAGTACCGATTGGTAAAATAAGTCAGAGCCACGAACAGCAGGCCAAGCAGGCTGACCCAATCCTGAAGTGTTAATGCACCAAAGCCTGCAAACACTCCCGCCGTTAGGTACGAACAGAATGAACTGATTTTTTCTTGCATATTGCGCCCATAAAAAAAGCACCTAATCAGGTGCTTTGCCGTTGGTAAACGATAGATAAAATAAAACCCCACCGAATGGGTGAGGTTTTTAATCTTGGCAATCCTGCGACATTTGAAGTTATTTGTCAACTTTTATTACATCTTTACCATGCAGCCGTCCGATGAAATACATGCAACTATAATCTAGTTGATATTCCCTTGACCTCTATTCTGATTAAAAACGCGGTTAAACAATGATTTAGCAATTGCAATAACACTCCGTCTTTTTCGAAGTTGTTCAGCCTTGATTGCAAGTACTACTTTTCTTGATGCATCCAATAACAATTCTTCTTTGAAGTTTGCCAAGTTACTTATGCGCTCACCATCACCAGCTATATCATGAAAGTTCTCTATAATTCTGGTCAGCTCTTCCCCTAAATAAGGGTTAACCGCACTTATGACAAGAATTGAATCTTGGAGTTGATTCAGTTCTATACGGGCATACTTAACGTAATATTGAGCTAAGTCTCTGTCATTCTCTACATATTTACCAACAGACTCATCTATAAACTTCATAAATGGTTGCATGAACTTAGGTATCAGTATCTGCCTCATCCAAAACTCATCATGTACAGAATTTTTATGGTTATTTGACGCAATAAGATAATTTACCCAAAGCGTTAATACCGAAAGAAAAACAGCAGCCAATGCGATCATATCCGACGGTTTCATCTGATTGTCAGAAGCAGGATTTGAAGCTGTTGAACTTGGATGCTCTTCCACGATTTTTTTGGATTTGTCTTCGATGATCAGATGTACATCAGTAATATCATATTCAATAACACATAAGTCATTGGGGATAAACTCATAAAACTCTACCGACTTTGAGTCAGACTCAGCTTGCACCATGGGAGTAAGACACATCAACCCCATGAGTACAACTGAAGGTAACAAGTCAGAATTATAACTAAATTTCAAATGAGCTAAGACCTCTTCGAATTGCCCGAGTACACTCCTCTTCACTATCAGGATTGAGCTCGGACATATCTATTCTTGTTAGAAGCTCATTTGTATCTTTAAGCGTGGCTAATAAACGTACCAGTTCTTCACCAACTAACCCAAGAAAGTAAGAACTAGTAACTAACTGATCTTTCTTAGCTTTGAAGACAAAGTAATCTGCATCTTTTACTTCAAAATGTTCTCTCGCGCGATAACCATTTTTCCGACCAGTGAAAAGACTAGCCTTCTCAAACTTGCTAAAATCTATAATCAACTTATTACTATTTGTCATATTTATCTTCAATACCGTGTAGTGGTGTCGTACTACCTTGCAGCGGAATTCTGATGTTAATCATCAGGCCTGGAAAATGTACACCATCCATCGAGTATACAAACCTTGAATCTGGTGGCAACTCTAAGCTCGATTCTTTGTTAAAAGCAATCGTAACACTTTCTTCACCTTTTTCGTTTACTTTTGTCTGAGAGTGGTAAGTTCCATCAAACCTGACTACTGTAGAACCTGATATCAGGTTCATCTGTGCTACAGAATTATCCCCACTACGGACTCTTAAGTCTACATAAGAGCGATGAATAGCCTCAAAAGTTTCAATTAAATTAACTGTACCTTGGCCTCGTGTTGGATCGGCATCTTTTTTAGAGGAAGTGTTTCCTTGTAGCGCCGAAACTGTTAACAAATTACACTTAGATTCCTTTTCCAAGTGTTTGTTTACGTATTTCATCGCCAGTTTTTTAGCTTTGCTTTCTTCTGGCAACTCCTCAAATGTCTCAGCAATAGTGTCGCCTAGATTAAGAACCATCAGTTCAAAAAATCTTCCTCGTTTAGAACTTGTGTTCAAAAAACTCCTAACAAACCAAACAGGTGCTGTCCTATTGCAGTGATCATTTGCATTGTCCAAGATCTCACCGATACAAAAACGTATCTTGTTTGCAGCCTGTACTTTTAAGCTCAGTTGCTGTTCATTTAGGCACTTTTCGAGATGGGATACACAATCAGTAGCTGTCGTAGTTTTCTTATCTTCAGAAGATACGCTAGCCACTTCATTTAGTTTATTGTCAACCTTATAAACATGAACACTTCCATTTGTAACCGCAAATTTTGCTGACTGATGACTAGGGCTCATAACTTCTGAGAGTATTCCAATGTGCTTGGTTAACTCAAACGCCCGCTTATCTCTCGGTAGTTTTCCTTCGTAATCAATTGGGCTATCAATTTCAGCTCGATAATCCTGATACTCCGTGGCTAATCTGCCCAATAAAAACTCACTTCCAAGACTAGTTTTTTTTACATTAGATTGGCTAAAGAAAACTTTTTTAACTTTCTTGTCCGATAGAGCGCCTTGAAGTTTCCCCAAAGACTTCAAAACTGCTTCAGGATCAGAGAATATATCAAAAATGATAGGGGCCTTGAATTTATAAAAAGACTGATTGGTATCTTTTCCTTTTAACCGTCCGTTTTTACAAATTTTCGATAAATCTCTAAGCATTGGATTATCTTCAACTTTTATAAAACTAGTGTCTTCTCTAGCTTTTTTTCTTAGTTTCGTTTTAAGTTTTTTTCTTTTTAGTCTCAATTTTAATGATTTGCTATGACTTAAATGCTTTTTAAGCTTTTTCAAGCGAACACAATCCGACGGAAAGATCTTATTTTTCAATGCCTAGCCCTCCAAAATAGAGAAAAATTCTATCATAAGCATTTACTTATAGGCAATTCTACGCAACTTACAAAAACGCCCCTTTCGGGGCGTTTGTTTTACGGTAGCAAGCGAGGTGTAAAGAATCACCCGCTTGAACAACGTAACATTGCAGCAAGTACTGACCTATCTCACAACAGACTTAGCTTGAATCAAATCACAAAGCCACAAACTAAAACCACACTACACCATCATCTCTTCAGCCTTAATCCTTTCCATCAATGCCAGCATTGCTGCGTTTCGCTTATCCGCTAACCACTTTGTGAGCAGTTCTAACAAGGGGTGATAGTGCTTCTTAAAGTAAGAGTACGTACAGGCAAAACCTGTACTGCACATAGTCGCGAATCGAGTTTCAACACTCCAAGCAACTCTTCCATCATCACAATGCTGGCACTTGCGTAAATTGTAACTCGCGTTCTTATACTTACCTGTCCCACCACATGAAGTGCAGATCACACCTAATGGTTGAGTCGCCTCAATAATTGCTGCTGCAACCATCGCTTCAAAGGCTCTTTCACTCTTCTGTCCTCGTTTCTCACTAGTCAGAGCGGCTAGCTCCAGTTTAACGGCTTGCTGAAGTAACTTTAAAGATGCTTTGTTGGCCAACACTTCAACAAACAGCACTAAAAATCCAACCGGTGATTCTTTCCAACTTACTCCTACTATGGCGAGCTGCTCCTCAAGGCTGAAAGTCCCCTTCCCTCCACCTTTGGACATTTGTTCGTAATTCAAACCACGCAAATCAAACTTGGCCAACAACGTTTCCGGTCTCATACCCTTTTCCCTAGCGCAGCTACACGCGCAAAAACAGAATTGTGATTAAATTGAGTTGGCTCTGGTCTTGGCAGACATTCGACAGGTACCAACTTCGATTTATCAGAAAGCTTTACGAGATGGCGAATTGGCAGCGTTCCTGCTCGAGCCTTGTCTGCGTATTTTTTGAGAGCTTTACGAAACTTCGCTCTCGCTTTGTCGTTGACCAAAAAACGACGACACTCATAGCCCACCTCATAACACGCCCAATACTCGACATCGCCTTTCGGCCTGCCATGAATCATTCGTTTGAATGCTTCATCAAAATCAACGTCCAGCGACAGTCCCAATCGAATAAATTCGGGTAAGCTCGGTGGCCACTCGTCTCCATTTAGCAACAACGAACTAACGGCACGTTTAACCTCACTCACTGACATCGTCGAAATCCCCTGTGCCCAAGTCGATGGTAATTCCCTGTGAGGCCATTTCGTCCCGTACGCTTCCGTAAATTTTGCTTGAACCCAGTCCTCGACCGTCAACTGGATCACCACAGCGCCCAATTTGTGTGGCAGTGTGGCCGTATTTGTCGAGCAAGTGCTGGTTGAATTCATCGAATCGATTACTGCTGCCATTTGATTGGTTTGAAAGCTGTCTTGAGTTCTCATGGTCGTCATTCCATCGCTCTTGGTTCAAGTAAGTGGTTGCGTGAAGTTTGTCGAATCCGAACTGTCCATTCTGCAGTCGAGCTTGAACATCTGCGCACAACATGGCTGTGAACTCCTCGGGGGTTTCACTTCTCCGTTTCACAATCGATTTGAATTTTTCGAAAGCTTGCTTCTTGGCTTTTCTGGTAGGAAAGACTTTCCAAAAACTCTCAAAGCACCGCTCAATTGCACTAGGTATTTTTGTAGTAGTCTCTGGTAGTCTATGTGTATTCTCTGTAATAGGTTGCAAGGTTCCTGCATCCCTGCTTGCAGGATTCCCGCAGCCCTGTTTGCAGGAATCCTGCAAACTAGTTTGCTGTAAACGTGCAAACAAGTTTGCAGTGTTGATACGGTAATGAAGTCGGCAAGGGACACCCACTTTCTTCTCTTCTAATACACCGATGTTTCGCAGTTTTTTTCGCGCAGTTTCGATTTCTGTGCGTGTCATGCCCGTTTCATCTTTCCAATCTTCCGTGGATTTATAAAACCAGCCTTCGACGTTGTTTGTTCTCTTACTCCAATACAAAGATTGACTCAGCAGTAGAGCCCCAGTGACACCAATACCTAATCCGATAAAAGCACGATGAAACGCTATAGGACGATCTAAGAACTCAATCATACGGCCCCCCTATGCGACTGCATCGTATTCCAAATTTTTGCCGCTTCTTCACGCGACACAATACGCTTCTGTTGTGGTGTTACGGCCACATAAAGCTGAAGCCCAGATGAAATAATCATATAAAGACTCATTGCACAAAGTTCTCCATAACGCGGTTGCTAGTTCTGGAATGGTCAGTTCCTTAGCGTGGTAATTGGCTTTCCAAGTAATGAATTATCGGTCCGTGTGCGGCTTCACTTTCTCGAACTTCTTTCATTGCCTCATGAATTTGCTCGACTGTTGGAGCACTTCGTAATAGCAACACTGCTCTTGTCGCTTCGAAATGTTCTTTCCCGAAATAAGCCAACAGCTCATCACGATCAAATCGTTCTACTCTTCTCTCGACCGCAGACACTGTGAAGCCTAAAGGGTTTAAAAAACGATTGAGCATTTTACTTGCCAGTTCTTTTGGCATTGCGAGGATAAGCGCAGGAAGCGTATCCATGAAATTCGCCTTACTTTCCATACTGGAACGCTGATTCCAACGAAAAAAATTCTGCGTATTGTTTTGTGCGTTAGCAGGAATAGCTGGCTTGAGAAGATCACCACCAGGTGCATCTTCATCAAACTGCAAGCCCATTTTGTGATAGTGATGTGCTACCTCTTGTGCGATATCTCGTTTTGCATCAACTTGGCCGCACCATTCATCGACGGCGTTTCTTATTGCCGCTTTTAAGCCTAAATTCATAGTCATTCCTTACTGGCTATTTACACAGAAAAATATAAGTCACGATACTCACCGTTCTTTTGCTAACCTTTAATCACAGCAACTGCGCCTCCATTCAGGAGTTTTCATTAGATAATGGAATTCGCAAATTCTGCTCTCAGGTACATGTTCACCCCACTGACTAACTGCAGAGTGAGTAGTCCCAACAGCTTGAGCTACCTTTTGTTTGGATCCAAAGAAAGCGATCACATCATTTGTCTTAATTGGAGGAAGTTGTGTAACCATAATTACCTCAATATTAGTTTTCTAATATTTGGACACATAAGAAAACTTAAGTCAAGTAAATGTAAGATAACTAACATGACTAAAGAAACGATTGGCGAACGTATCCGCCGAGTTCGGAAAGAGCTCAAACTGACTCAGCAAGAAGTTGCGAAAGGCGTAGGTGTATCTCCAACATCAATGGTGTTTTGGGAGAGAGGTGAAACTACGCCTAAAGGCTCTAATCTCATTGCTCTGTGCAAGAAGCTAAGAGTAGATCCTCAGTGGTTGCAAACCGGAAAAGGGCCTCGAGAGCAGAAAGAGCAAGCTAACGCCGAGTTGCTGGGCAACATGCAAGTCTGGGATAGTTCTACTCCACTCGGAAACGATGAGGTAGCGATACCTTTCCTTGTCGACGTTAAGCTGTCTGCAGGCAATGGGTTTGTTTGTAACGAAGAGGAAGATCAAGGTTTCAGATTAAGATTTGCGAAGTCTACCCTTCGTAGATATAACGTCGAAGCTCAAAACGCAAAATGTGTCTCCGTGAAAGGTGACAGTATGGAACCTGTGCTACCTGATGGCTCAACTGTTGGAATAGATTGTGGTAACAAGGCGTTAATTGATGGGAAAATATATGCCATCAATCATAATAATGAGTTATTTATCAAAAAGCTTTACCGATTACCTGGTGGCGGCCTTCGAATCTACAGCTTCAATGAAGCTGAATATCCTGCAAGAGAATACACAGCTGAACAAGCCAATGAACAAAAGATCACCATCATAGGCAGAGTCTTCTGGTATTCAGTTTTACTTTAGCTCCTATCCATGAAAGCCGCGAAAGCGGCTTTTTTTGTACAACACCTCACAAATTAAGTTTTCTAACAAAACTCTTGCAATTTAAATGTTAGTTTTCTAATATTTAAATGTAAGTTAACTAATGTGAATGGTACTGAAATGATAAGTTTAGATTTTTCTTCTGCTCAAAAAGCATTCTCCAACATTGACGCGCTCAGAATGCATAAAACAGATTTGCAGAATCATCTTAGCAACATACCAAAAGATGACCCTTTCTATTACGAATTGGAAAGACTACTGGAGCTGTGTAGTCTCTGCGACAAATTGAAAGTAACGATGAACGCTCCAGACATCGAATTAATCCAAGAAGTGAACGCTCTCTCTGACCAATTGAGCAGTAAGTTAAACCACCTAAACTCAGCCCACTGAGAACTTTGTGCATTGAGGACTTTGCAATGATAGCTTTCCCCGACCTTGGTCCAGATACCAATTTACCTGTTAAGGTATTCAAGAAGTATTCGAAACTCATATCAGAATTAACTGCGCGTTGTTTTGAAATGAACATGACGACTGACAATCACATTTTCGTCCATTTTAGTGGCCATGTTGCTCTGGTAGATATCGATATTTATATAGGTGGATGGGACGATTTATCTCGCCCCAAGAAATTCGCAACTTATCTCTCTCACGACCAAAGCAATGAAAAAGCCATTACAAAATGGTTTAGAGACGTAAATAAATACTTAGACTCCATCGAATGATTAGATAAGAGAAAGCCCCTATCGGTGACCAAACCAATAAGGGCTATCTTTGTGCAATGAGACTTTAAGCCTCAGAATCAAGTATATACATGGCTGACCACCATAACAAGACCAGACCTGATTCCGATTCATCACCAAATCAAGGAAATGTGCAATGAATAATACAGACCTAAGCTTTTCTTACACTCCACCAGCGTTCCTTAAAGATGCCCTTCAACCCAAAGCGCCCCAAGCCAATGAAGAGCTTGAAACGGTAACAATACCTAAGGTATACAACGGAGCCCCCCTCTACATATCCGATCAAGAGATAAAAGAGCTATTGAACATCAGCCAAGCAACCCTTTGGCGCTGGACAGCTAACTTAGGTTTTCCAAAACCAATTCCAGGCATGAAAGGAAGACGCCCATACGCAGAATTCATGGCATGGGCGAAAGAACGCGGGATGGTTTAA